CATCACGACGGCTACGCCCTGATAATTCAAACCGACAACACCGCCCATTGGTGCCACTGTCCACTGTGTCTGACACTGTGTAAACAGGCGAACTGCGGGTACGTTTTCTTCCCACAGTTCAAAATCCGCGTCGCCTGCGATGTGCGCTACCAGATCATCCGGCGCATCCGGGCCAAGTATTTCTTCAATATCTTCACTGCTTGCGCGAGGTTTCGCTAGGTACTCCCCCGCGCACTCTAGTTTTTTAAGCCTAACAGCCTCGCCATTTCCGCGTTGGCAACAGTGAAAACCTCGTTGCGTATAGGTATCCGAATATAATCCCACTCCCACAACGCTGAAAACAGATCATCGTCAAACGGGACAGGCGTGCCGTCCTCGTCCCTGACGCCCTCGATATCTAGAACCATATGCCGGCAGATTTCCTTATCGTCTCGTTTGGACTCTCTGACCTGCTCCCATTCGCTCTCGGGAAGCTTGCGTATCGTGAGTTCTATTGTCGTCTTGATCGTTTTATTCAGCCCTTCGGTCGGCTGCAAAATCGTAACCGTGCGCTTGACCTTGTTCGGTGTTTTCGTAATAACCAGTGCCATGATAAATCTCCGCCGTTGAAAAAGTCGCCGTTAAGTCGGGGCGGCGTGTAACAGCACGGCGAAACACCGTTACACGCCAAAACGGGTGAACCCGCGGCCCCTTAACTACAACTGATTGTAAGCTCGTCGTTTCCGGCGTCGCTGGGAATAAAAACCAGTGACGCCTGAATGGTGGTGATACCGTCGCTGTCTGAATAGGTCGGATCAGTAAGTTGCACCTTGCTGGCCGACAGTGTGACGATGTTTCCTGACGCAGTACCGTGAACCAGACTCAGTGCACCCGTGGTAGTGTCTTTTGCGGTATTGAACCAGTTCTTTGTACTGATGGCCGGCGCCTCAAACGAGATTGTCCCGGTAACATTCCTGTCAGTGATAATCACGCTTTCCGAGCCTACAACATTCCGGTAAACCACGTTGTTGTTAAAGTCCAGCGAAAACCCGGTCATTACCAGGCTTTGACTGTGCAAGCTGGCCGTAGTCGTGTTGGCGTTTGTGACCGGCACAGGGACAGTGTAATCGGACCAGTCCGGCGTCAGCGCCGCCGTAGTGGTAGGCGTGTTATAAATGCCCGTGAAGCTGAACGAGTATCGCGGGATTTCACCAGGATTCATGCTCAGTGAAACAGTCCCCCGAGCGCCCGATATGACGTGTTGTTGACCGCCCATCTGGTAAACGATGCGAACGGACCCGTCAGACGTGCCAGACGTCGGCGTGTAGTCATAAGACGTCGCCGGTGACGCATCAACCGCGCCCGTCAGTTTGCACGCTTCAAAAAGCGCACCATAGGCTGGCGCAGTCCCAGCCGTGCCAGACCCGGCAACCTCGACATCAAACGAAACCTGCACGAAGTTACCCACCCTGATCTGCTCTTCGGCACCCAGAACAGACCGGTTAAGGTTCCGCGATGCCGTGGGACCGGCCAGCGGCGTGATAGAGAGATTGGAAGTCAACACCGCGTCAGTGCCCGCCACTGTAGGGCTTGGATCAACCCCGTATGACGTTTCTGCTTTGGCATAAACTACCATCGTATTTGAAAGCAGCGGCATCGTGTTACCTCCTAGTTAGCTTTCGCGGTAGTGGATGAAGTCGTAGTATTGCTCTTGCCATGCGTACAGACCGCCCGCCAACGGCAGCGACGACCCGCTTGCATACATCATGGCCTCATGCTCGGCTGTCTGTTGATAACCTAGCAAGTGGCCGCGCAACTCAGAACGAAGCGTTTCAATATTGTCCGAGTTGCTAATAATCGTGCATGTGAAGTTGCGCCGAACCTGATGTCCAACGCGGTTGTCGTAAATGTTTTCGCTTGCGTTTTCTGAATCCTGCGATACCAGGACCAACGGGTAATCATCTGATATCGCGGGCTTGAAGAACTGCACACGCAAAAATGCTTGGAAGGTTCTTGACTGCGGCTCGTAACCCGTAGTCAGTGACACGATTTCACAACCTGTCAGGGTGTCGTTAGTCGTGTCGATCATAGCAGCAAGGTCAGACGCGGAATCGTTGAACAAACCTACGTCATACGAGACTTGCGTGCCGATACTGGCAGCGCCCGCTGTTTGTAACCTTGCGTCGTCCAGCCCGTAGACAATATACGGCAGCGCATCGTTTTCAAGCGCCACCAGTGGCCTGACAACCGGCGTCACGTCATCCAGCAGGGCCTTTAGCGCCACACTGGTTGATGCGGCTGCGATCACAACCAGGTCATCGCCATCGGGTGCCACGCCCGCCGTGTACGTAGGCGCAGGACTGATTGAGTTTAGGTAATTAACCAGCTCCATAAATCTTATCCAGCACCCTGTCTAATTCCTTGGCGTATATCTTTTCCAGTTGTGGAAAAACAACATCTTGTGCCGGCCCAATAAACGGACGCGGTCTAAATCCCGGATGCAACACCTTATGAAAAACACCACCATCAAACTTCATCGGCGTAGTGCCTTCTTCTGGTATCCGGTGGCGACCCGCGCCTGTGTTTTCCAGCCAGTAGGCTTTATAAAACTGACTGCGTTTTTTGGGCCGGCCTTTAACGATTTCCCAGGCTTTTCTAACCGGGCCTGCCACCACGCCTACTGACGAACCTGGTGGCATTTCCGACCGCTTTAACTTTTTTGTACCAATAGACGATACAAGCGCGCCGGTTCTGACCGGCGTTCTAAGTCGGATCTCCCGCGCCAGCATACGCCCGGCTGCGTTGACGCCTTTTTGGGCTATCTCGTCCGTGGACCCTTCTAGCCGTTCAAGTCTCGAAATAACGGCATCAAGACCTTCAACTTCAACTCTTACTGAACTTTGCGACACATCAGCTCCAATTCTCGCGGACGGCGGTTAGGGTCAGACGTATCTGCTAAAACTTCGTATTGAATGCCCGCGTTATCTTCCAGAAAATCGCCGTTTTCTAACTGATCTGTGTACCTGGCACGAATCTTGTACGTTATCCGTTCGTTAATTTTCTGCGCCGCTTCGAGTTGAGCACCGCGCAGCACGACGATTTCACAGCGAATCCGGTAAACCTCATTCAGGCTTTCTATCGGCTCGCCGTAGGTGTTCTCAGTTGTACTTCGGCGCATCACACGAAGTAAACTTATCAGACGCCCCGCTCTCACGGCTTATATACCTTGTACGGACTCATCAGCCACTGAGCAGAAACAGGTATGTCATACAACTGAATATGCGTATGGTTTTCTCTCTGGTCATACATCGACCCGATAAGCAAAAGCCCGGCCTGCTTTAACGGGTAAGGAACCGTCGAAGCCTCGGGAGATGCCACTTCATACCCCGCCCGGTACGTGATAGTTACAGATTGCTTCTGATATCTGGCGTCAGGAAACGATTGCCCGTAAGCTAAATAGATTCGCGGCAGACCGTTGTCGGTATCAATAACCCATGGCTCGGGCGATGCCGTCCAAGTTTGGGTGGCCCCGTTGACATCAACGTATGTGATTGACGTAAGAGAGGAAAACGGCACCTTATCCAATTCAATATACGTTGAAGGGAAACCGTCCAAGTACTGCGTTTGATCTGACGCGGTAAGAACTCGCCCTGTGTAGTTCTCGATCACTTTCTCAGCTACATTTATCAACGTATCAAGGTAACTATTGTCCTCATCAGGCACGTTAATTAAATGGTCCTGGACCTCTGCGCGTGTTAGAAACGCCATCTAAAATGCTCCCACATATCGCCGCTGCTCATTTCGTCGTGGTTCCAGTTGTGCCAGGCTAATGAACCAATCCACGCTTCACGGCCCAAATACAGACCGCTGCAAGGTCCGTCTTGAACTTCGCACGTTACACCCAGGCCCATTATTGCCGCGTCAACAAGCGCCGTTGTGTGCCGGCCTACAGCTATATCGTGCCGGTCTAGTACCGATTTAAGTGGTTCCGCAGACTTGGCTTCTGCCGGGTGCCTGCGAACTGATCCGGCCCAGTCTGCCGGCGGACCGCACTGGTAATCGCATAAATAAATTGATCTGTCGCCAGATCGAGCCGGGCCTAAATCGGGATGCTGTCTTTTTGGCGGTTCATCCAGCCATTCAAATTGCTTGCGGCCCGCTTTATCCAGCCAGGTACAAGACCAGCAGTCAGGGTCGCCCCAGAACGCCCGATCCAGATACAAAACACGCTTGCCAATGTTTTGACGGAGTGCATACCAAGGGCCAAGACAAACATGAATATCAGCGCCCAAACCCACACTAGCAGTAACAGTCGGTCTGCAACCGTGGCGTCTGAAGCCTTCTGCGATCGCATCTGCTGCCCTTGCCTGATGCTTTAACCCTGGATTGCGATGGATCGCGACTTTTGCACCCATGAATCTTTCACGTCATCCGGTTTCGGTGTGCCGTGAAACGCAACCACTTTTGCGTCAACTGGGACCGATTGCCGGCAGTGATACTTGTAACTGTAAACGCCGCTCATCGGCTGGACGTCACTTGCTTCGCGAGTTATGTAACACTGGTCGCCATGTAAACCTTCGTATCGTCCCCAGTCGTCATTCCTGCGTGGCGCAAGTTTCCGAACGTCAAACCTGTTTGCTAAGTAGGAATAATCCCTGGCCCATGACATAACACTCGACTGCCACCCACCATGCCCGGACTGCGCCCAGTTTTTCGGCATAGTCAACGGGCCGTTAGAAACCAGGTCGTCCAGTGAGCCCGTAACAATAACGTCCAGATCAAGGTAAAGATTTCTGTCCGTGCGTGCAACATTGAAAAGCTGTAACTTGGTCCACCAGCCGGGCCAGACTTCAGGCGGTCGCAAACTGTTGACGCCGGCAATCTTTCGATCAGACAAGCATGTAAAAATAAACGACTGGCTAAACGCCTGGCGGCACATCGCCTGCAAAATCTGTACGTCGCGGTCGGCGTACTTGTCGCCAACACAGACCGCCCACACTCTCAGCACAGAACAATGTCCCTATGAATCTGGCTTACGACCTTATAGCCCCAATGGCGTTCTAAATACCAGCGCGCCGCCCTGTGATCTACCGTCATATGCGGAAGTTGCTTTTCTTCCAGCATAATCACCGGGCGGTATCGGTCAATGGTGGTCCTTGCGCCGCGCAGCGCTTCAAGTTCGTGGCCTTCGACATCTAGCGCTATCAGCCCGACCGGGCCGGTCACCTCGTCATCAATGGCATAAACTGGCGTGTTATCGCCTTTAATAACGTGGTACGTGCCAACATTGGCGTGCTCGCCAATAGTGAGACCTGCCCACCCCCTTTCTGATCCCAGCGCGCCAAATGTCGCTATTGCGTCCGGCGCGTTTGCACGCAGGCACTTGAAATTTTCCGGCTCCGGCTCGAACGTATAAACCGTGTCAAAATGATTTTGTAGATACAGCGGCCAGACGCCGCAGGCACCACCCGCCTGCACACACTGAGAGAAATCTTTTACGTGCTCCAGCGCTTTTTCCAGGTCTTTAACCCAGTCAAATACCCGTATCAATTGATCGTCGTGCCCGGGCCAGCGCCAATCAGTTTTGTCTGTCCAGTCCGCGTTAATTCGCCGCATTTTGTACTTCGCCGTTTAGTATTTCCCCCATCGGGAAACACGTCATCGCGCTGCCCGGCGTGCAATTTATAATCTGCGGCAGCCCTTCCTGGTTGGCCATCTTTTTATAGCACTCGAGCAGGCCGTCAAAACTTGAATACTTCCGCAGATGCTTCGGGTATTCCCCTTC